TACACCCATAGATAAAATAGGTTATTTTGCTTTTACAACAAAGGCAGCAGAAGAGTCTATTGACAGAATGTTAAAGGCTTTTCCAAAATACTCTCAAAAAGATTTAAAATATTTTAGAACTCTACACTCACTAGCTTTTACTCTGTTGGGTATGAAAAAAAGTAATGTAATGCAAGACGAACACTACGAGGACATAGGTAGAAAATTAGGTATAGAAGTTAATATATTTTCTAATGGAGAAGATAAAACAGGTTTTGTGGATTCAGATAGTGAATATTTTAACATTATTAATGCAGCAAGAATCAAAGAGAACACAGTAGAAGAAGAATATAATACAGATCTATATTCCCAAGATATAGATAAACACCAGTTAAAAATACTGAATGATGAGGTAAATAACTATAAAAAGGCTTATGATCTGGTCGATTTCACCGATATGATTGAAAGATTTAATGTGTCCAAATTGTGTCCAAAATATGACGTAGTTTTTATAGATGAGGCTCAAGATTTATCGCCAATACAGTGGAGAATGTACGATATATTAAAGAAAAACTCTAAACATATTATACTTGCAGGTGATGATGATCAAGCAATTTATGGTTGGGCGGGTGCAGATGTTAAACGATTTCAAGATGAACCGGCAAAAGACATTATTCTGCCACAATCATACAGAGTACCGGGAGCGGTGCAGGCAATAGCTAATAATATTTTAAATAGAATACCGGATCATAGAAGAGTTAAAAAAAACTGGAAACCAAGAGAAGATGTTTTACTTCCAATAGTAGAATATATTTCTTCAGTAGAAGATGCACCATTACATTTGGGTGATTGGTTAATACTTGCACGAACAAATTATAGACTTAAGAATTTAGTACCTCAACTGAGAGAAAGAGGATTATATTTTGAAATAAAAAATAGAAAAAGTTATAAGGCCAGATTATATAGATCCGTACAAGATTATTCACGTTGGACCAACGGTGACTTATTATCTTTATCTGAATGTAAAGACCTATTTGAATTTCTGGAATTAGACAAAGAATTAAAAGATGAACGTATGTATGATTTAAAAGAATTCGGTTTTAGTTTTACAGATCTTTGGTACGAAGTATTTAAAGCTGACCCAGAAGAATGTTTATATATTAGAGAAATGCTGCGTCACGATGAGAAGTTATCTAAAGATCCAAGAATTAAATTATCCACTATACATGCAGCTAAGGGTGGTGAAGCAAATAATGTTTTAATTATTTTAGACAATACTAAAAAGATAAGAGAAGCAATTGAAAAAGACCAAGACAAATACGATGAGGAACAAAGGGTTTGGTATGTAGGGGTTACCCGTACAAAACAAAACTTATATATAATGGCGGCAAAAAAGGAGGACAAAGGTTATGACATCTAAAGCATATGATAAACAAATTGGTGGTTCACACTATCAAAAATATAAAATACAACCAAGTAAATTTGTAGTTGAAAACGAATTGCTTTATCCAGAAGGGTGTGCTATAAAATACATAGTAAGACATAGAGATAAAGGAAAGAAACAGGACTTAGAGAAAGCAGTACACTTTATAGAAATGATAATTGAAAGGGACTATGGAACCAAATAATCATATACCGGCCTACATGGGTCTGTTTACAATATTATTAATTCTTTGTTATTTAACATTATGAAAATACCTACATTTAGCGCCCAGACAGAATGGGTAATACCTACAGAACTACCAGACTTAACTAAGGTTGATGAAATTGCAATTGACTTAGAGACAAGAGATCCAGACTTAATTAAAAAAGGCTCTGGTGCAATCATTGGTAACGGAGAAGTTATCGGGATCGCTGTAGCTACCTCAAATTATAAAGGCTACTTTCCTATAGCCCATCATGGTGGTGGTAACATGGATAGAAAGATGGTTTTAAAATGGTTTCAAGATCTTTTAAACTCACCTTCTACAAAAATATTTCACAATGCAATGTACGATGTATGTTGGATCAGGGCACTGGGACTAAAAATTCAAGGTAGAATTGTTGATACAATGATAGCCGCAGCTGTGACTGATGAAAATAGATTTAGATACGATCTTAATAGTTTATCATGGAAGTATAACGGTTATGGTAAGAGTGAAGCTGGCCTAAGTGAAGCCGCAGCACAATGGGGAATAGATCCAAAATCTGAAATGTATAAACTACCCTCACTTAATGTGGGTGCTTATGCTGAACGTGATGCGGAAGCTACGTTTGGTTTATGGCAAGAGATGAAAAAAGAAATTACCTCACAAGATACACAGTCTGTATTTGATTTAGAAACAGATTTATTTCCATGTCTAGTTGACATGAGATTTAAAGGTGTAAGAGTTGATGTTGAAGGTGCACAAAAACTTAAGAAGACTCTAATAAAAGAGGAACAGGATATACTAACTGCGATAGAAAAGGAAACAAATGTTAGACCACAGATTTGGGCCGCAAGAAGTATAGCACAAGTTTTTGAGAATTTAAAGATACCATTTGATAGAACAGAGAAGACAGATGCACCTAGTTTTACTAAGAACTTCTTACAAGAACACGAGCATCCTGTTGTTAATCTAATTGCAAAAGCTAGAGAAGTTAATAAAGCACACACAACTTTTATTGATTCTATTTTACGTTACGAACATAAAGGTAGAATTCATGCAGAAATTAATCAATTAAGAAATGCTGGTGGTGGAACTGTGACCGGAAGATTCTCTTATCAGAATCCTAACCTACAACAGATTCCAGCAAGGAATAAAGATCTTGGACCAAAGATTAGATCCTTATTTCTTCCAGAAGAAAATCACACATGGGGTTGTTTCGATTACTCACAACAAGAACCAAGATTGGTTGTTCACTACGCAGCTTTATATAAACTACCTTCAGTGTATGATGTTGTTGACGCCTATAACGATGATTCTAATTCAGACTTTCACCAGACGGTGGCAGACATGGCCGAGATACCGAGAACCCAGGCTAAGACAATTAACTTAGGTTTATTTTATGGTATGGGAAAGGCCAAGCTGCAAGCGGAGTTAGGTGTATCAAAAGAAAAGGCTAATGAATTGTTTAATACTTATCATGGCAAAGTCCCATTCGTTAAACAGTTGATGGAGAAGGCTTCTAACAGAGCCCAGGAACGAGGACAAATAAGAACTCTTCTTGGACGTCTATGTAGATTTCATCTATGGGAACCAAATAGTTTCGGTATGCATAAAGCAATGTTACATGAAGATGCACTCCAGGAACATGGACCAGGGATTAAAAGAGCTTATACATACAAAGCTTTAAACAAATTAATTCAAGGTAGTGCAGCGGATATGACTAAGAAAGCTATGCTAGACCTATATAATGAAGGTATAATACCCCATATTCAGATACATGATGAACTTGACATATCAATAGAAAATGAAGCTCAAGCTAAAAAAATCATTGAGATTATGGAAAATGCTGTTAAACTAGAAGTACCAAACAAAGTAGATTACGAGTTTGGAAAAAACTGGGGAGACATTAATGATTGAAAAATACCTAGATAAATTTATGGTATGGCAGTTACATAACAGAGCAGAGATTATTATCGCTGTTGCTGCGTTTGTGATTGGAGCTATACTTTTTTAGTAAAGGACTTTATGCCATATGAACTACAAATTCACCACTCTTATTGTTTTTCTAATTGCCATACTGGTTATAATTGCTGAGCCTGCATACCCTGAACAAGATCAAGTAAAAACTCCTGATATAAAATTCACCTTAGTAATATTTCTGTGTTCTTTTATTGATAATCAATGTTTACCTCCAGCAGAGGTTAAACAGTCCTATAATTCATGGAAAGAATGTACTATTGCTGCATACGAATTATCTAGAAAACTAATACTTTCACAAGAAGAAAAGTTAATTGATGAAAATAAATTATCCACTAAATTTACATGTACAGAGGTGAATGAGACTTAAATGATTGATAAATTCTGTTATAATTTTTTTGCTAAGATGGATGATATATGTGAATGGGTCTCTAAATTATTTGCGCCTAAACCGAGGAAAAAGAAATGAAAATATCAGATAAAACTACAATCGGAATGCCTTTAAGGAACATGTTAAGTATTATGGCGGCTGTAGCTGTGGGTGTCTATGGATATTTTGAGTTGACAGCTAGACTAACAAGTCTCGAGACTTCACGTGAATTGTTTCAAGCAGACTTACTCAAGAAGAGTGAGCAACTGCCCACGGACCAGGAACAGTTTATGTTGATAGAAAATTTATATAAAGTTACAGAAAAATTAGAGCTAACTCAAGAGCAAAATATGACCAACAAGGTTAACATAGAATTCTTAAGAGATCAATTAGATAAAGCACTAATAGATGTAGAAAAATTAAAAGATAAAGTTAGACAAAACGGTAATGGTAGTCATGATTGAGATAGTTGTCGCATTGTTGATGATTGTTAATGGGGAAATTAAAGAACATAGAATACAACCTGCAATGAGTGACTGTTTAAAAGGTAAAAGAATTGCTATGCGTTCTAATAATTCTAAAAATGTAGAGTATCAATGCATTAAATCTAAAGCAGAAACAGAAATTTATTTAGGTGAAAAATCTATAAAAAAGCTTATACTATCTGAGTGATGAAAAAAAATTGTAAACAATGTAAGAAAGAATTTGAAGCTAAAGAAGAATTTGATATGTTCTGTAGCAACGAATGTAAACAGGAAGCACTTGCTGATCTTGACAAAGACAGCGATGAGTGTTTAAGTTGTCAATAATGAAAATATCCGCAGAAATAGTAAAAGGTATTTGTTCAACATGTGAGCAAGATACAACTTTAGTTGGTTTAACACCTGAAGTTTATAGATGTATGAATTGTGGTGCAGATCTACAACAACATGTAAATGGTAAGATAAGTTATTTACCTATTATGGCTTCACCTCCAGATAAAAAAAAAATGCCATATGTTAAGGAGTGGAAATAATGCCTTTTAAATCTGAGAAACAAAGGAAATATTTATATTCACAGAAGCCAGAAGTTGCTAAAAAATTTGCAAAAGATTCTAAAAAGAAAACTCATAAAAT